CAAATACTTCAAAGATAATACCTTTGTTCTGAAGAATTTTAATGGCTTCGTTAAATGTGGTTAGAGGAGAGATCCAAGGTAATGCTGAATCTTTCCTTACTTGGTATAAGAATTGCTCTTTGGTAATCTTACCTGCTTTGAGCTGATTAAATAAATTTGATACTGTCATATTAATAAATATTACGCTCGTCCTTGGCCTCTGTAAGCTTTAGGCCTCGGGGTATGCTTATTATAAGATTTTTTTGCTACTCCTAATTTTCTTTTCCCGAAAGAAACTTTCATGCTGTTACCAGCTGATTTTGATTTTGCCATGGACTACTTAAAAGATTTAATTTTTTTATATAACCTTACAACCGATTCTCTGATTTGTGAAATAGCGTTTTCTGTATGCTTTTTGTATTTTAGAGATTCTTCACCTTCATTTAATTCATTTTGAAGTCTATCAACATACTCCATTAACTTATTAGCCTCAGCAATCTTCTTTTTTACCTCTTTTACTGCTTGATGAAATTGATCTTGCTTAGGTCTAGTCTTAGTTTTATTCTTAAACTGATGGTAGTTTTCATTTATAAGGGCTTCGTCTACTTCGTATAATTGCTTATAGTCAATTACTTTAGATGATCTATTTGGTATAGAAGGGTTTTTCGTATAATCATCTTTAGTACATGTTGAAATATTAGCTTCTCCAGCTGCTAACATAGTAGCATCTTCTTTAGCTAACTTTTTTCTTACCGGTTTTTTAAATCTAGTAGTTGCTACTTGCTCTCCAGGACCAACTTTCATACTAGCACCTTGAGTAATACCTCCTCCTAAAGAAGATTCTTCGTTAATTTTTTTTAATATGTCAATAAGCTTCTGCATTATAAAGTAGCTTTTAGCTCTTTGATTAACTCCATGTGCTGTAATAATGCAACTAGATGATCTTCTTTTATAGACTGTCTATCTGAAATAGGTTTTATTAACGAAACTACTTCCTTTAACTTAATCTGAACTACTTTGTTGTCTACTTTTTTAGAGAGATCTATAATCGTAGTTTTAACTTCATCTAATTTCTTATTAAGATATTTTTTAAGTTCTATAGTTTCAGATACTGAGTTGATATACTCTTTTAGAACGTCTTTTTGATCATCTGAAAGATCACTATAAATCTGATTGTATTTTTCAACTAAAATATTATAAGCTAAAATTCTAACGTCTTTGTCTTCTTTCATAAACTCTTCTACTACTTTTCTTTCAGCTTTTCTAGCATCAAGTTTTACTTGAGTAATATGTTCATGTAAAGTAATCTTATTAGTAACTATTTGACGAGGATCAATAACTTCTTTACTGTTTGTAGCCTCAAACAAAATAGAAATAGAAGCTAACACTGAATAGTTATTTATTTTAGCTTTAAAGAAATTATCGAAATCATAAGTTTTCTTTATCTCCTTAATTAAATTATACTTTTCTTTACTTAATTTCTCTAAGTTCAATTTTTTAACTTCTGTCAAAACCGTATTTAAAAGTATTTCCGATTTTGAGTCATTTAACTTTGGAGAGTTAAGTAAAGACGTATATAAATTATATTCTTTTGCAATTTCTGTACCTGTATAATACTTCTTCAGCAATCGAACAGCATACGAATCTTGGTTGTTCAACATGTCAGATGTCACCTGACGAACTAGAAGTTCAAATAAAATACCTGTATTCTTAAATTTACTGTGTTTTTTTATCTGTGCCATGAAATTTTCAGGTCTATCCTACTAATAAATAGGGTGATTTATATAATATCTTCGATAATGTTATCTTCGTTTAATAGATCACTTTTTTTAAAAAGTTGAGTTTTTCTATTAGATTTCAACTTATCAAACATTGCTTTATTTCTAACAAACTGAGCTTTTGCTGTTGTATTCTCTAAAGCTAAAGGAGATCCCCCTTGAAATTTAGCTCTTAAACTGCCATTCTCACCAGCCTCTTCTTTAGCTTTGTATGCAGCTGTACCCAATCTATCTGTACCCAATGGATCTTCATCTGTACCTGCTATAGATACATCCGTAGAAGGTCTACCTGGTGCTTTAGGCATTGTTAGAGGATCTTTCTCATCGTACCCCACTGGAACGTTAGTAGCAGCTGTGTGAATGCCTGCTCCACCATATAAAGAAGCAATTTGATGTGGTGTACCATAAGCTTGGCCTGTAGCTGATGGATCGTTTCCTTCTTCAGCAATTTGTGTTAACCTAAATTCTCTCTTCTTATCTTCCACTAATTGATCTCTGAGTTCGTCATTCTCGGCTTCAGATAACTTAAACAAGTTCTTGTAAATCCAATCGGAAGGAAATAAGTTGTTTTCAATCATTTGAGACGATAAATCTACTTTCTCTTTCATCAAAGCAACTCTTTCTTGCTCGTAAATAATAGAAGGAGTAGTTAATTCTAGCTCAAAATTAGTTAAAGACTCGTCTGTATATCCTTGAGTATATAAATGTATAAGTGCAATCTTTGTTAATTCAGATACTACTATACGTTGAAGTCTTTCAATAGTACGAGCAAATCTGATATCTTCTGCTGCTAACGTTGCTTTACCGGTCAAGTCTTTCTCATATCCCATGAAAGCTTTAGGGATTTTTAGTGCAGCAAATAACTTATCACGTAAGTAGGATACGTCATCAATACCCTGGTAATTTAATCCAGGTACAGTATCAATCCTAGTAGTAGTATCATTACCTCTTACTGGAATAAAATAATCTTCCAATAAGTTTTGCATGTTATATTTTAAGTTGTATTGACCAGTTTGAGGATCTACATAAGGAATTTTTTTCATTTTACTAATCATCCTTTGCATATAGTTTTCTACCTCATTAGGTGGAACGTTACCTACGTTAACATAGTAAGCTCTTTTATCTGGAGCACGAACGATACGGTGAATCATCATCGCATCCTCCATTAAGATCATTTGCTTAAAAGTTTTTCTTGCTGGTTCTAGATAAGATCTACCATAAGGCAAATAGTTAGTGTCCCCTATCAATCTGAAGTGGGCTATTTCATAATTCTCAAAATAGATTGTATCTGCCGTAGTACCCATTAAATTAGAGTAGCTACCTGCATATCCACCTGAACCTGCAGTTACTGCTACTGGATCGTACTTAAATCTTACGTAGGAAGGATTCTTAATATTAGTACCTTCTTCTCTCAATATCGAATATGCCGAAAAAGGTATAACATTATAAACGCCTATTTTCTCAGCGATCTCTAACTTTAAGTAAAAATCTCCGAATTTACACATAGTCCTAATCCAGGACCATAAACTAAATTCGATATTTAATGTATCGTAGAATAGATTATATAGAATCTTTTGAATATTCTCATCAGAAGATCTAATTTGAAGCATATCTCCCTGTTCATTCTTTAAAGTACATTCATCCGCAATAATATCTAGAGCTGACGCAATAATAGCTTCTGTATCCATACTCTCATAATCCGCGTATAGTTGAACTCTCATTGATTGATAGTTCAAATTAGTATTTAGCTGAGTAGCATACGAATTTGAAGTTGTATATACTCTGTTGAATCTATCTACTAAGGCATTAGTTTGTAAAATACCATTAGTTTGAATTCTACCAGTATCCATAACTTTTAACTGATCTCCACCTACGTTTCTGATAATTACATCAGTGGAAAACAGTCTCCTTAGTCTTGAAAATATATTTTGCTCTGCCATTACCTTATATTAATATAAATAGTTTAATTTATTGTTATACTAACCAGGATATATCGGTCATATTTCCATGGTGATCTGGCATTTGCCAAGGATTTATTTGACCATAATCTCCTCTTCCTATAGAAGGAACTGCTGGATTGTTGGCTTTTGTTCCCATTGCATTTAGACTTGCTCTTGCCAAATCCATACCAGTTTCTCTAAATCTAAGAGATGTATCACGTAAAAACATTGCAATAGCCCAGGACATTACAAGATCGTCGTTGTAGCTATGTTGTGCTTGTGCTTTTCCATTTATCCATATAAAAGTTCTTAACTCTTCCATTAATCTTGCTGATCTTATAACACAGGTCTGATCATTCATATAGGATATCATCTTAGCTACACATAAAGGTCTTGTTCTTTGATTATTTGAAAATCCTGGAGTCATGCCTGCTCCGTTTTCATATTTACTCAAATAAACTTCTTGATTTGAAAGAGCATCGTTGGATTTAGGCGAGTAGTAAAAGTTTCTATAACCTCTTTCTAAAACACTTTGAATTACATCCCATCCAACGGTAGCGTTCTCCACTACTAATAGAGCATCGTTGTATTCTGTTGCGGTTACAACTAACAAATTAGCAAAATCTCTTGTACCTAACTGACCTTTGTATTCAGCTACTTGTGTTACTGTTTCTACATCTATAATATGGAATGCAGAATAATCTGCCCCATCTCCTCTAGCTACGTCTGCCACTATTACATAGTTTTTACTATAATCTACATGCTCCCATATCCATAAGTTTCTATCTACATACCTCCTCTCTACTGGTTCCTGTATATTAGTATCGTATGTATTTAAAACTGCTGGATCTATTACGGTATTACCTGATGTTGAAAAGTCACAGTCACACTCCTGAGCAGCATCTCTTATGCCTAATTCCTTGTCTTGCTGTGTTCTCCATGCCTGGTCTCTTTCAGGATGTAAGTGCCAGGGTAGTGAAAGAGGCACAAATTTATTTTCTCCTATTTGAGCTCTAGTAAACGTTTTATGAAACCAATTACCTGTACCATTAGGAGTGGAAATAGCAATACATTGACCTCCAGTTGCTAAAGTTTGTTGAGCAGCAGTAAATATTTCATCAATACCTGGAATAAAAGCAGCTTCATCAAGTAATAATAATGATACTGCTTCAGAACGACCTGCATCTGAAGTAGCACCTACTGCTTTAATTTGAGATCCGTTTGCTAACTTTAAATTAAGTTTATTATCTTCAGCCGCTTTTACTTTTAACCAACTAGGCAAATGACCGTAGGCAAACCTTACCTTAGTTACCATATTCTTTGCTGTATCTTGTTTGGTTGCGATACAAAGAATATTTTTATCCTGATGAAATAACATTAACCATAAAGTGTAGGCTGAACATAGCGTGGATATACCCAACTGCCTTGATTTATTTATGACAGTATATTCGTTACTTTGTAATTGGCGTAGAACTTTTTCCTGAAAATCATATAGAAAGAACTGAATTCTACCCTTGGTTGGGTGTTGAATCCAGTAGTAGCGCTTGATAAAGTATATAGGATCTTTAGCACATCTAATAAACTCTTGTTTAATTACATCCTTAATATTTTGCTGAGCTTGAGTCATATTTCTTAGATATATATAAATATCTGGGCAATATGAAAACCCTATATTTCTATAGGGTTCT